CCGCAGCCGGTTACGTCACCGTCACCGGATGCGGGCATTCCGTGAACGTCACCCCGAACCGTACGGAGGTATGCAAGGACGGCTCCTGCCTGGTGCTGGAACCGGGGCATATCTCCTATAGTCAAGCACAATCGGAAACGGACGTGCCGCCCGTCGTGCAGGTAATTCCCTCCAAGAAATAAGGCCATGTGCAAACCTCTCAAGGAATATCTGGGAGTGATCCGCGATTATACGCGTGAGATCGTCACCTTCGGCGGTTTTGTGATAGCCGTGTTCATCTACCTGGATTTCCGCGAGGTGGTGAAGGAACAGGCTACCAACGCGGCCCATACGGCGGAGATCCTGCGGACGATGGATACCCGTCTCCAGCATTTGGAGAATTACCACCAGCAACAGCTTAAACAGCGAGATTAACTCCAACTGTAAAGTTTTTCTTACCAGTTCCAACCATTTAACAATTAAATAATTATATGATTATCAAAGAATATCATGAATTCAAACCCATACAGCGGGCCCTGGGGCTGAAGGCGGATGGGTTGCCGGGGCCTAAAACGCTTGCCGCCGTGGCATTACGCCTGCGCTGTCATGAAATTTGGTCCGCGGTCCAGGCCGCCGTGAATGTGACGCCTGACGGTATCCCTGGCCCTGCCACGGCCCGCGGCATTGCCGCCGCCCTGAACATTGCCTGCCCCCGGTCCTGGCCTTCCCAGGCAACCGTCCGGGCCGGCCTTTCCATTTTTGGCCGGAGCGGGGATGAAAGCAACCTTGTTTCTATTGTCCCCCCTTATCCTTTATATTATGAGGGGCGGCCCGTGAAAACGATCCGCGTGCATCAGGCGATTGCCCAGGACGTTCAGGCGGCCCTGGCGGAAGTCCTGGCCGCGTATGGCCTGGACCGGATCCGCGCGCTCCACCTGGATCAGTATGGCGGATCCTACAATGACCGCAGCACGGCGGGCGGCAAAAGCAAGAGCATGCACGCCTGGGGAATTGCCCTGGACTTTGACCCGGAACGGAACAGTTATTCCTGCAAGGCCCCCCATGCCGGGCTTTCCCGCCCGGAATGTGAAGAGTGGTGGCAGATTTGGGAAGCCCATGGAGCCGTTTCCCTGGGCCGTGAACGGAATTATGACTGGATGCACCTTCAGTTTGCCCGGCTGTAAATGCCGGTGCTGTGAATACCGGCAAAAAGAAAGGCGCCCTCACAAACGGGGGCGCCTTTTGTTATTTGGTTAAAACGGCTTCTGGATTCCGTTCCAGGATCTCCAGGAGTTTAGCGGCGGCTCCTGATGGGGTACGTTCACCGCTTTCCCATTTTTTCAGGGTAGATATGGAGGTTCCCAGGAGTGCGGCAAATTCTTTCTGGCCCATGTCCAGGGATTGCCGCAGTTTGGCAACCTTGTTTTTTGCAATCCAATTCCGCCGGGATCCCGGAACAACCACCCGGATCCCCCTGGCGGGAAGATCATCCCCCAGCGTATCCAGTAAAGCTTCTTCCGCCTGATCCAGTTCGGCATTGACTTCTTCCACGGTTTGACCGCTTACGCAGGGATAAGGGGTAAGCTCCGGGAGTTTCCCCAGATATTTCCCGTCCTCGTCGGACCAGTAAATGATTCTCGTGTAGTGTTCTTTTGTTTTCATCATATGTTCTTTCTAATTTTTTGTCAGGGATGAGAGTGGAGGAAGGGTTATTCACCCTTCCTTTGTTTTTTGGCTTGCTCTGTCAGGCGTTTCACGGCTTTTTCCTGGTAGTGGTCGGCATCGTCCCCCAGTTGTCCGCTAAGGACCCATGACAGGGAACCCAGCTTGAACACCCGGTGGGAGCCTTTACCGGGGAATTCTTTGAAACCCGCTTTCAGAAGGTCTTGCCTCAACTCTCGTTTCTTCCTTGGCATGAGTACAGATTAGTACATTGTGTTCCTTTTATCAAGAAAAAAAAGAACACTATGTGAACTTTTTTTATTTTCATCGTAAAAAAGGCCCCGACTGATGGAACAGCCGGGGCCGATTGTTTAGAAAGTGAACATGTGATGTTCGGCAATCAATACGCCTTTACTGTGCCCTTTCTTCCGGATTTGTCAAGCAGGCGCTTGTCATGCAAAACTAACGGCGGCGGGTTATCTGGTCAGAACGGCTGTATTTTCCCGGCAAACACCTTCATGCCCTGTTCAGCTACTTTCCCATAGATTCAGAACTTTTTTCTGCATCTATGATAGCAAAAATAGCATGCCCCCAGTTAGAACCTAATCCGATACTTTTTTCAAATATTCTCTTATTTTTTTCACATTCTTCACCAAAAATCAATTCGGGATGCATATGAAAATATCCATCTTTCCTTAATTTTTCTTCTATCTTATGTTGTAGTTTATCAGAAGAAATTTGCCCCATAATTTGAAGTAAAAATTTTTGTCTATCAGAAAAATTATCCATAATAGTCATAAAATATAAATATTTCTCTTTTTCGTTTAAAAAATCAATTTCATCAACATAATGAGTCAAAAAGTAAAATTTATTTGACCAGGCAAGCAAATCATTACCATTACACTCAAATGATCGCCACTTCTTATTTATCTCATTTCTTTCGGTTAGGTTGTTCGAAAGCAGAGATTTAGATAGATCAGGGTATCGAATGATTTTTAAGCAATCTCTAACATTATCTATTATTTCATTAAAAATATCAACTCCAGAATTTCCATTTATACGTACATTTTTGCTTAAATAATTCAGATATTCTAGTTGTTTGAAAAAGAAACTCTCAAACTGCTGAATTCTCATTAATCTGTTTTGGGCTTCAAATTCATTTGCCTGGCGCTTCTGCTCCTCACATTGTCTTTTCATTTCCTCCCTCTGCAATTTCAGTTCTTCACGCTGTAGAGCCAAGTCCTTTCTTTGTAAGAGAATCGTGACAATAAGGCCTATGAACGCAAGAGCGGTAAAAAAAGTATTAAGAATGTTGAATGCATTTCCAACTTCATCAAGATCTTTTAATGAACAATCTGCCCATATATAAAAGATAACAAACAGCAATAAAATGATGATGAAGATATAGCGTAGAGTTTTATTCCTCTTACATGTACGGATGAATCGCATCCATACCGCTTGTTCGTCCCTGGATGCCGCTCTTGCCCGCTTAAAAGAATGTAAGTCCGTACGCATATTGCTTTCGTGATAGCATGCTTTTTCTGTCTTTGTCCAGATATTCGTGAAAAATAAAAGGGCAGTTCCTTTCTTGATTCAATTTTGAAAAATTAATTTCTTGAAACAAATCATACTTTCTTATCCTTCAACTTTTTCAATTCTGCATACGCATTACCATCAGTTAATTTTCTATATCTTCTTAAAGCATTTTCTAACCCATTAGCATATTCTATCTGCATATATGTTTCAGTATTTATCTTACAAAATTTATCCTTAATTTGATCAATATTCGCTTCAGATTGTTTTTTATCAATTCTCAAATCGGCAACTTGACTATATATTGCATTATAATAATGCGTAACCTTATCATCCAAAGACTGTTGTATTTTCTTCTTTATATAAAGCTGCTGTTCTCGAACACGTTGTGCTACTTTAAAGAAATAATCAATTCTTTCAAAAGCCTCCGATGATAGAAGACCAGCCATTAGGTAATAATATTTATCCCATTGATTCTCCTCATATATTAAATTAGAATAATGAATAGGTCTTTCTTGAATAGCTCCATTTATTAAACCTTCTGAAAACAGATACTCAATATTTTTTTCTATATCTTTTATTTGAAGGGCAAGAATAGTTGCGGCTTTAGATATATCCTTTATTTTACTATCGTAATATATCCACCATGTAATAAAGGCGGCTAAAAGTAAGATAGTATTCTGAATAAAATCGAAATTAAAAAAGTATGACAAAATCAGACAACTAAAGGAAACCAAAATTATAAATAATAATTTCATGACGACTCTTTGATACATTTTCTCTCTTATTATATACACAAACAAAATTTATAATTATATAAAATTA